GCCGATTACTAGAAGGACGTGAGTTCTTCCAGATCGGTTAGAAACCTTTCTTGCGTAGGGAGTTTGACTTCCGGAGAAGAGTCCGGGACTTCACGTAAGTCCTAGAGTATCTTCACCACGGAGTCGGATGACCTCGCATCAGAGAGTTCTAAATCTCTAACACAAAGGCGCTTGAGCAATCGGAGGTAACAGCAGATAATAAGAGCCCGCCCCACAAGGGACGAATTCTTCATTATATGTAGTTAACCCCCGGATTCTACGAATCCGGGAATGCCTCCGTGCTGAGTACACCCTTGAGACAAAGTGCGACCCCTTTTCCCCTTTCGGGAACGAGGCCGCCCTCTACTACTTTGGTTCCCAACATCTTATTATAAGTGTTGCAACCGAGTACTCAAGGACTTTGGGAAAGATCATTAAAGCTCTAAGAGTTAAGATCACCCAATTTTGTACAAAAAGGCAAATTTGAATGGAATAACACTGTAACATCGCTGTTAGGCATTTCAACCTATAGTGTATCGAACAGTTGACTTCCCCCTCCACCTCTCCAACATTCAGTTAAGTTATGAAGGAGACGAGGAAGGGTCTCACAACCTTTCCTTTGCCTCGTAACGAAGCTGAGGGTTTGCCCTCTTCCGTTAGGCCGCCTGCCATTTCATGCAGCAGCATACATTGCATCTTCTAGATGTTGTATCTTCGTTACGGTCATTCTCTCCACTAGTGGAGCATATCTGATGCTCTCAGTGGGATCGAGATGATTCCAACTTTCTTGCTTCGTTCTAAGAAAGACAATAGTTTTAGACCATTATCTAACTTAGGCTTATGAGAGGTATTGAGTTTATAAAACTCAAAATCCCTTTTCATCTGCATGTACTCGTCGTACATAACCAACAAGTCTTCAATTGGGAGGATATCAAACGCTTTACCTATTTTCGGTGTGACTCTATAACGTTCTCAGTAAAAGAGAATGTCTAGAATATCACCTGGAATAGGAGGGCCAAATACAGATCCACATTCCTGCTTTACCTTGTCGAGATACCCCTTACGGGACATTTCTAAAAGTAATTCAGCAATACGGTCGGTAAGATAACCCCGTGCATACGAATCGAATAGTCGAGAATATCAGGCGATCTTTGGTTGATCAATATGAGGAACTTGGATCGGAAGATCCTTAGTTCATCTCAATATTACATCTTCCAAAGGCCCGGCTTTGATGTTACCAATTATACGACCACCAATGAATCTAAATGGATTCTTGGGATCGATAAGGTAGTCACAAAGCACCTGAAAAGGCATTTTCCCTTGCTTTACGATATTACTAGTAATAAACAGTAAACTATATAAGTAACTGTCTATATTAGATCACTGTCTTCCTGTTAGAGTCTTTAGGACTCTCATAGGATGACTATCGATCTTTCTAGATAATAAATCATATGCCATAGAAGCTCTTCCAAATAGAGAATCTAATGCTCTTGCTTGGCGTCAGCTAAATGCTGATACCTCGCGAGGACCAATAGAAACTCTCTTGGCAAACTCGATAACCGGTCTATCCGGAGCTATTAGGGATTTCGATGGATTACAAGATACACCGAATCAAGTCTCCATTACAGAAAAGTAAAGAGACGCGATTCGAGGATCAAAAATCACGATATCATCCCCCAACACTTCATACTTTTCGAATCAGGACTTTTGTCGACCGTATATACGTTCGGCACAGTACTGGACGATCAGATGATGCGTTAGGTTTAGCATGGCTCATGAAGACAATGCCCCCATAGGTTGCCCCACGGAGTACTTAACTGAAGAAGGGATGTGAATACCCATTCGTTTAGAAACGGGAATCACATACTCTCTTTTCGTTAAAAGGTTTACCCATGCCTGACCAAAAGAGGTAGCGAAACTAGGAGTCTCTATGGGATTAATGCCCCATAAGGAATCTAGTACCGCAGCCTGCAATTGGATTGGGAGACGGTCCGTCGCCGAACTTAAATCATAACAATAGGCACAAGAGTGTTCTATTGCTTTGAGTTGAGCTCGTTTAAAACCCGCATCTTGATTGTGAGTAGAATCATTTGGAATGAATCTAAACACTCTAAAGAGCGCGTCATGCAACGGCTTTAATATGGATTGTGTCCATACGTCCACCATGGCAAACACTCGAACTTTCCCTGCCGCCTCTTCTTTAAAGGAGAGTTGGCCGAGATTGATCGAATCTTTGGTAAGGTTACCCTTATCATTGAAAACACCAGGCAGCGTCGGATGTCATCACTCGGGGTTAGTAATCACCCCGGGGGCCGGAACAAGTTCCGGATCAGCCTTTCTTCGACTTTCCATGAATTTTCAAACAATGGACATGTCGTAATAAAGACTGAATGACCCTGAATAAACTGCGTAATCAA